CGGAATCTGCAAGCCAGCAGACATCAACCACTACAAGATTATCTAAAAGTCTACAAGATCTTATAGATTCCAGCCTTATAACAGGCTCAGTAGCGTTTGGAGTAACTACAGGAGAGTCTGACATTGATATAGTGTTAAGGTATGATGATTTATATGAGTTTATTGATGAGTACGCTGTAGAAGATCTCATCGTCTCTTCTAGTGAATATAAAGGAGATGAATTTACTTGCTGTAGAGTACGAGGAACAAAATATAATCTTATTATTGCACATACTGATGAGGAGTATGCTAGATGGGTAACTGCAACAAATAGTGTAAAAGCATTTTGTGCTACTAGCCTTCGGTATCGTGGGCTAATCGCAAATAAAACAGTAAGAGTTGATTTATTTAAATCAATCTATCATAGTCTAGAGGGGATTTATTAATGAATGAAGCATTAGCTGCATTAGCTGCACAACAAGCAGAGTATAACGATTACACAATAGAATCAACAAACATTGATTTTGAAAAAGTACTACCTGTAGCTGGTATTTGCGTATTACGTTTTAGAGAGTACATCGAACTAGGTTTACAACCTACTGCTTCAAAGACGTATCCTAATAAGAAACCTGCAATTAAAGCTCTGTTCGGTTTTGAACTCACTCTACCTAAACATAGCTATGTAGTAGGCGAAGGAACTGAAAATGCGTATAAGCGTCAGCATTTTATTAGGATTACTACTTCTGTAAGTAACTCAGGTAAAAGTAACTACATGAAGATATTCCGTATGTTGAACTGGAAAGGTAAAGCAAAAGTTCCGGCACAGCTTTTAGGAGAAGCTTATAAAGCTACTGTTTATCATTCTTATGATGCTAAGGATTTAGAAGGTGGTAAACCTAAAGCAGGAGCTAAACCTGCTTACGCTAACTTAAATGCTGGAGTGTCTAACGGTGATTACAGTATACAACCACCACGTAAAGAAGCTGATCCACTTGATGATACTTCAGTACCTATAGAAATTAAAGTACCTGCCCTTACTGAACCTCTTAAACTATTCTTATGGTCATTTCCTACTAAAGAGACTTGGGATAGTCTGTTTATTGACGGAAGTTATGAGAAAGAAATTGATGGTAAGAAAGTAGAGAAATCTAAAAATTGGATTCAAAACTTAATCCTGTCTGCCTTAGATTATCAAGGTAGTCAGCTACAAGAAATAGTAGAAGGTGGCGATACATTAGACCTTCCTATGTCAGAGGCTGAATCCGTTGGAGAATCTAAACCAGAAGGCAGAAGCGCAGAAGAATCTGAAATGGATGCACTTTTAGGAGTATGATAATTAATGGAATTGATGTTGATGCATTAACTCCGTCATTAGGTCAAGCTTTCCCTGCTGAAATTGCAGGGAAAGTCTTGCAACTTGACGGTGATGCTCAATGTTATAAGGTAGCTTATGACGACACAGTTCCTCTAGCTGTTGTGATTAATAATTATTTCAGTTCTGTGGAAATGCGTAGGAAAATGTCCGGCGCGGAGTTCGTAAATATACACCTTACTGGACAGAATAAAGGTGGTAGATACGAACTTGCTACAGTAAAGAAGTATCAAGGTAATAGAGATGGCAAGATTAAGCCTGTTAATCTAGAACCTTTACGAGATTATTTAAGTTCTTATAAACCTAAGCCAGAAGAAAATTTTAATATCTTACTACATACTACACAGGAAGCTGATGATGGTATGGTACAGGAGAACTTCAAAGCTATTCAAGCAGGTAATAGGCAGTTAAGTGTTATAATGGCTGAGGATAAAGACCTGACTATGGCGAGTGGTCTGCATTGTGACTGGAATACATTTAAGATTACTGATGTAGATGGATTTGGTAGTATCTACTTAGATGATTCTACTAGTACTAAGAAGATCAAAGGTTTTGGAACTTCGTTCTTTTGGGCGCAGTTGTTGACTGGAGACGCAGCAGATAATATACCAGGCTTAGAAATGCTTGGCTCAGAGATGCTCGAGAAATTCGATCCACTTAGTAAACCAACCCCTAAACGTAAGCCTAAAAAGATAGGCCCTGTATTAGCTTACAACATTCTTAAGGACTGTAAATCAGATATAGTAGCTTTTCATACTGTAGTGCAATGCTACAGAGATTATTACGGAATACAACATAGTTATACAGCATGGGATGGTACAGAAATGCTTCGTACGTCAGCAGAAATGCTTATGGAACAAGCTGCACTACTATGGATGCGAAGAGTTCCTGGAGAAACACCTAACTTATGGTTTAAAGATGTAGTAGACGGCAAGAAATGGGACGGTGAAGTACTATGATTAATACAGAAGGTTACAAAGAAGATCCTTTAAGTAACAACTTAATTAAAATGACTGATGACACTTTTCGTGATAGTAAGCTAATCGAAAGATTTCATATCAGTCAGAAATATATGTTACCTATTAATGATGCAGTAGATAATGGTAGTGTAACGTATACAGTGGTTACAAGTATTCCAGGTACTCCTAAACTTAAATTCTATCATGCATTCCGTAGGTTCCTTATAGCAACTTTAGGTAGAGGGAAGCTTACAGAATATTGCTACAAAGCTAATATCATGGAGGTACTACAATCCGTAAATTAAGTAGAGCTGAGGTGGCTGATGTACGTACAGCTATTTTAAGTAAACAGGGATTTAAGTGTGCTATATGTGGATGCCCTCTTAGAAACAAAGTAAGAGGAGGAGCTGCTTTAGATCATTGCCATGAGAGCGGGGTTATAAGAGGTGTGCTCTGTGTATCTTGCAATGGTGGTGAAGGTAAGGTTAAGTCTGCTGCTATTAGGTATGGCGGAGGATTAGAGAAATGGGAGCAATGGTTAAGAAATATGCTTGCCTATCTTAGTATTCATAAGATACCTAAAACAAATTTCATCCACCCTACATTTATGACAGATGATGAGAAGAGACTTAAACGTAATAAGACTGCTAGAATAAAAAGGAATACTGCTAATGCAAACACAGTTTGAGGATTGTTTACAACCTGAAGGGCCTTGTTGGGCAGCTTATAGTCTGAAATGCTCTAATTGTAATTTTAATTCTAACGTAGTACATAAGAAGGAAGATTCATTAAGGTTAAAGCCCACTGAAAAACAAGTAGCCGGAAGTCATTACAAGGATATGGTTATAACGCCTACTGAGTACATAGTGGCTAATCAAATACCTTGGATGGAAGGTAACGTAATTAAATACATCTCTAGACATAAATGTAAGAACGGTGCTGAAGATATAAAGAAAGCAATACATTATTTGGAACTGCTATTGGAGAGAGATTATAATGAGACGCTATAATCCACCGGCTAATAAGAAGCCTGTACACTTAGTTAAACATCTAAAAGACATACCTGAGAATAAAAGAATATTTCCATGTATAGGAGATATTAAGTATGATGGTGTCTATGCTTACTGTATAATACGTCCAGGAGATTATAGGGTATTCAGTAGAACTGGTATTGAGTATTTAAGTCTACAACATATATCAAACGGTTGCAGGTTCATACATAATGAACTTCCAGGAGATTGGGTATTAATCTTTGAAGTGTATAACGATGTGCTTCCTATTAATACAATCTCAGGTTATTGTAGAGACACTAAAAACCAATGGACTAACTTGTATTGTAGAGTTCATGACATCATACCGTATGAAGATTTTGATGACGGTGTATGTAATATTCCTTATATACAACGTAGGGCAAGAGTACGTAGGGTATGTCAGCAGAATAACCTATTTGTAGAATCTGAAAGCTTTCATATATTAAATGAAACTAAGGCTCAGGAGTTCGCGGAGAAGTTTATATCAGAAGGACATGAAGGTATTATAGGTCGTGATCCCAATGGTGTCTGGATGGCTGGTAAGAAGAATGAAGCAGCTTGGAAGATCAAGCAAGAAGAAAGTTTTGATTTAGAAGTGGTAGGTATGTTAGAAGGTACTGGTAAATATTTGAATACCTTAGGTACTCTTCTAGTGAAGTTCCGACTATTCGGTAAATCAGATGGAGAGCTTGTAGAGCTGCCTATAAGTGGTATGACTGACGCTCAAAGAGATACCTGGTGGAAACGAGAGGAGGAAATTATAGGGTCTATAGTACGAGTAGATGCTATGCAGATAAATGCATATGGTATGCTTAGAGAACCTAGATTCAAAGAAGTTCGTAAAGATAAGATAAAGGCAGACTTCTAGTCATGGAATTAGACCTACTGCAAGAACAACTAGATTTAGAAAAAGGTATGTTGCAGTATGGCACAGAAAGGTATAAATCTTCTACTAATACTGCTAAGAAGCAAGGACGAGGTAGTGAGACAAGTTATGCTCGTAGACTTCTTTCAGTATTAGTAGGAGATATGGGGGATGCTTTAGCTTATTGGCTGAATAATAATGGCCCTGGCCCTGGTAAACGTAGTAGTACTAAGAAAGTTCTACGTAAACTTCACCCCGACTGTGCAGCGTATATAACTCTTAAGACTATATTTGACTCTTTATCATGTGAGGATGCAGTACTTCCTATAGCTATTAGAATAGGTCAACGTATTGAAGATCAAATAAGGTTTAGTATATTTGAAGAGAATACCGGTAATCTGTATCATCATATACAGAAAGAATTCAAAGAACGTAACGTAGTTAATTATCGTAGAAAGCATAGAGTACTTACTCATGCTCATAATAGTGTAGCTGAATGGAGTTCTTTAAGCACTAATCAGAAGGTGCAGATAGGTACTGTCTTAATAGAGAAAGCTATAGTAAGTACTGCTTTATTTGAAGATAAACTAGTACGTGTAGGTAAAGAAACTAAAAGAGTTCTCACCACTACAGCAGAGACATTAGACTGGATAGAAGAACATATGATGCAGTTTGCTCTGTTATATCCAGACTTCGCACCCACTGTAATTAAACCTAAACCGTGGGTAAGTCTTACTGAAGGAGGGTACTATTTAGAACCATTACAGAGACGTTTCCCGTTTATTAAATGCAAAAATAAGTTTCAACGTAAAGGTATACAAGAACACGACTACTCTGTGGCTATGCAAGCTGTTAATAAGATTCAAGATACTCCTTGGAGGATTAACCAGTTTACTTTTCAAGCTATGCAAGAAGTATGGAGACTTAACTTACGTATAGGTATGCCTCAAAGCATACCTATAGAGATGCCTGAGTATCCATTAGATTCCAAACTAAAGAAAGAGGAAATGCAACCGCACGAGCTTATGAAGTTTAACAAGTGGAAACGAGAAATGGCAGACTTGTATACACTTGAAAAGCAGCGGGTCAGTAAATGCCTTCTACTTGGAAGAATACTTAGCTCAGCAACGAAGTACACTAAATACGAATCTTTCTACTTTGTATACAACTGTGATTTCAGAGGTAGAATCTATGCTGCAAGCTCAGGATTCTCTCCACAAGGGCCAGACATCTCAAAAGGTATACTTGAGTTTGCTGAAGGAAAAGCACTTGGAGAAAGCGGTTTTAGATGGTTGTGTATACACGGTGCTAATGTATTTGGATATGATAAAGCCTCAAATGAAGATCGTGTCAAGTGGTGCAAGGAACGAACTGGGACAATACAACTTATTGCTCAGAATCCTTTCGCAGCTGCTGCTAGAAAAGTATGGGCTAATGCCGATAAACCGTATCAATTTCTAGCGTTCTGTAAGGAATACTCAGAGGCTATTAAAGACCCTTTAGGTTTTATTAGTCATTTACCTATAGCTCTTGATGGAAGCTGTAACGGCTTGCAACACTTCTCAGCTATGCTACGAGACGAGGTGGGAGGTAAAGCTGTCAATTTAATTCCTGGTGAAGTTCCTGAAGATATATACTCAGATGTTGCGAAGGTATGTATAAAGAAATTACAGAAGATAAGAGGTGATGCTACTGCTGATCCTGACGGACATGCTGAAAAGTCTTTAGCCTTTGGTATTAATCGTAAGATATGTAAGAAACCTGTAATGACTTTACCGTATGGCAGTACGCTTAGAAACTGTTTAAATAAAACAGCGGTTTATATACTAGAGAATCCTGAGACATCTCATTGGAAGGATGATATATATGAAGGTGCTACATTCTTAGGTCAGCATATCTGGAGTAGTATAGATGATGTTGTAATAGCAGCGCGGTTAGCTATGAAATGGCTTAAACAGATAACAGGTATACTTAATAAGCTTGATAGACCAGTACATTACGTTACACCTTCTGGCTTTCTTATGTACCTGTGTGAAATGCAGACTGAGAAGAAGTTTGTAGTCACTCAACTGTTTGGTACTTGTAAATTAGTGATACGTCCTGTAGTAGATAATCTTAACTATACTAAACAATTAAGCGGGATAGCTCCAGACTTTGTGCATTCGCTAGATGCTGCTCATCTTACTTTAACAGTTAATGCCAGTAATTTAAGTAGTTACGCAATGATCCACGATAGCTTTGGTACACATGCCTGTGACACAGATTTATTAGCTAAGGTGTTACGTGAAGAATTTATTAAGTTATATACTAACCATGATGTACTTAATGATATGAAGGAAGCTATTGAAGCTAAGTATTGTATAACTTTACCCTCAGTACCTGATAAAGGTACATTAGACTTAGCTGTTATTAAGGATTCAGAATATTTTTTCAGTTAGTAAAATAAAGATACTCCTATAGATACATTATAAACAAGGATATTACATGGAACTATTAGCATTAGTAAAAGAATTGAGAGCTATATATAAACCTATAGTTTATAAAGAAGGTACTACTATAACACAGATAGCTTTAAGTAGAGGTGAGCAAAATGTTATAGATAAGATTGAACATATGGGCAGTACTAATATAAAGCATCTACGATGATAGTAATACAAGAAGAGACTTGGGACAATTGTAAACATGAGATAGAAGAGTTAGGTAAATTACATTTTATAGAAGTAAGAGGTAGTTGGACTAATTTAAAATATATTCCTAATACTAAACTTTATGAATTGGTTGATGAATCTAAATTACTAGCTGTTGTTACTTTAAGAGATGTCAATAAATTAGTAGGTTATTCTGTAATTCTCTTGATGCAAGATCATGTTTGCACAAATAATTTAGTAAGTAATTCTGCTCTGTTATTTGTGCATAAGGATTACAGAGGTCATAGCTCTTTAAAACTTATCAAAGCTACTGAAGAATTAGCTAAATCTCATAAAGCGTGTTACCATGTGTGGGGAATTAAACCAGAAAATGACTTTTCTAAGTATTTAATTCGTAATGGTTATAAACTAAGAGATATACAATATATTAAATATTTAGGAGGAACTTAATGGGATGGGTAGCATTTGCAGCAATAGCTGCTGTTGGTACTGGAACTGCTATACAGCAATCACAAGATGCAAGAAAAGCGAGGAACCAAGCAGCAGATGCTAATGCAGAACAATTGAGATTACGTAAGGAGTTAGCAGATCAATCTAAAGCTCCAATAATTAAAAAAGAAGCTAAGATAGAACTAGAGTCTGAAGAGTCTTTAGAAGATCAAGAAATTAGATTACGTAGTAAAAAGAATAGATTAAGGGTTGGTACAACTACTCCAGTTAGTAACACACCTAGCACCTCCACTGGTTTAAAGGTTGGATAATGTCTATTCAAGATAGAATAAATCAAACGTATCAAAAAGTTTATAACACTAAGGGTACTATAGCTGCGTTATACAAAGAACTAGAGCAGATTAAGTCTAGCTTTATAGCTAGGTGTGAGACTTATGCAAGCTGGACTCTACCTACAGTACTTACCAGTCAGCAAACTACTAATCCTAATAACACTGAGCAACAACATGACTTTCAAAGTATAGGAGCAAGAGCTGTTAATCATCTATCTAATAAGATAGCATTCAGCTTGTTTAATCCAGCTAGGCCTTTCTTTAAATTGGAAGCTAGACCAGAGTTCTTAGCAAAGCTGGAGTCTAAAGGATTAACTAAGACAGGTGTTGATACTATACTGGCTAAGGCGGAGCGTCTAGCTATGAATAGATTTGTTACATGGCGTAGTAGAACAGCAGCTATATTTGCATTGAAGAGTATCATCATTCTAGGTAATTCATTACTATACTTTCCACCTAGAACTAAAGATGAGATGAATGCAAAGGCTCAGGCATTTAACTTCAGAGATTATGTAGTCAAGCGCGACCTTAGTGGTAAAGCTTTAGAGATTATAACTAGAGATAGAAAGAAGGTTAGTACTCTCCCAGGTAACATTAGGATAGCAGTACAGACTGATCCTTATAATCCTAGGAAAGATAACGATGATGCTGAATTATTTACTAGAGTAGTATGGAATCCTGATACAAAGAAGTATCATATATTCCAAGCTGTAGATGAATACCCTTTAACGGATATTAATGGTAGCTATACTGAAAAGGAGCTTCCTTGGATACCTTTAACATGGGACTTGCAACGAGGTGCTGATTATGGTACTGGCTTAGTAGAAGATTATGCCGGAGACTTTCATGCTTTAAGTACACTTACTCAGAGCATGGTTATAGGTGCAGCTATTGCCGCTGATATTAAATTCTTAGTAGACCCTGCGGGAAACACAGACTATAAGGCATTGAATGATGCTGAAACAGGTGCATATGTTCCTGGTAAAGAGCAGGACATTAGTACTCTAACTACCGACAAAGTTAATGACTGGACATTTGTTAGTCAGATGATTCAAGGTTATGAGAAACGTCTCGGCTTAGCGTTTCTACTAGGCTCAGCAGTAACAAGAGATGCTGAAAGGGTTACGGCAGAAGAGATTAGATTTCAAGCACAAGAGTTAGAGACAGCTTTAGGTGGACAATATAGTAGATTATCAGAAGAACTGCAAATGCCTTTAGCTTACATACTCTTAAAAGATATAGACTTTAGTATTAACGGAGAAGAGATTGATCCTATTATAGTAACAGGGTTAGAATCTTTATCTAGGAACTCGGAGGTCGATAAATTAATACTGTTCTTACAAGACTTATCCTTATTAGCTAACCTTCCTGAACAAGTCCAAGCTTATATTAAAGTACCTGAGATAACAGCTATCTTTGGGAATGCTAGAGCTGTAGATTATAAAGAGTTCATAAAAGATGATGCTACCGTACAGAAGGAACAAGCAGCTAAGCAACAACAACTCATTGAAATGCAGCAGAAGGTAGGACAAAACGACGCAGTAAATTCAGCTACCGCTGCTCAGTTAAGTAAAGGATAATTATGCCAGATGAATTACCTGTAGGAGAACAACCTGTAGTACCTACTCAAGTAGTAGAGCCTGTACAAGCAGGATTTACTGAGAAGTCTGTTCCCACAGCACCCGTAAAAGCAGATGCAGTACCTGACGTAGACTTCTTCAGCTCAGCAAAAACTTTATTGAAAGATAAAGGCTTTGATCCTACTGAAGTAGTAAATAAGATAGATGCTAATAACGGTAAGATACCTCTTGACCTCTATAATGATTTAACTTCTAAGCTAGGAGTTACTGAGACTAATACTTTAGTAGCTGGATATTCTCAAGCAAGAGACGCAGCTAACGCTAGTATTGAGCAAGAGAACCAAAGAATCTATGATGTAGTAGGTGGGAAAGATAAATGGGAAGCAGCAGCAGCTTGGACTAAGACTCCAGAAGCGGGTTTAACTCCAGAAGCGGCTAAAGCTTATAATAAAATGTTTGCTGAGGGAGGATTACAAGCTGAACTTGCAGCTAATGCTATCATGGAAGCGTATATGAAGAGTCCAGGTTTTACACAAGCACCAACTCTGGTTCAAGGCGATGGGCCTGCACCTATTCTTGGACTAACTGCTATATCAAGGAGCAAGTACGTTGAAGAGAAGGCTAAGGCTATTACTGCTAATGATGCTGTTGCAGTCAAGAGTCTTGAGGAACGTGCTAGACACACAATGCAAAATAATCCAGGCTTATGGCGTGGAGCATTACATAGTTTTTAATTACTAACGGTCGTATCGACCACTTAATTTAATGGAGAAATAAATGGGTATCCCTACAGATTCAAGTCACTTGTCCCGACCAGGACAGAACCTCGGAACAGGTGCAGTAGATGCACTACATATTGAAGAGTATGGTGGAGAGGTTGAAGGTACTATCGCTAAGAAATCTTTTATGCGGATGTATGTAAAAATTAAACCAGTACGTGGTACTAACGTAGTTACTAATGATCGTGTAGGTGAAGCTACTCTGCAAGCAGTAACTCCAGGTGTTCGTCCTGATGCTAGTCCCACTGAATTTGGCAACGTGTCAGTTAAGGTTGATACTATCGTCCTTGCTCGTTCTAACGTAGCCCTGCTTGACGACTTTCAGGCTCATTTTGATACACGTAGATCACTAGGTGAAGAGCATGGTAAGAAGATTGCTAAGTTCTTTGACGAAGCTTTCATTATCCAGGCTATTAAATGTGCTCAGGATACCGATGTAAGTACCACTCATCCTGCTGGATGGACTGCTGGTACTGTAGTAGAACTTGCGGCTGCTAATGACGAACTTGATCCTGTTAAACTTCAACGTGGTATTGAGGACGTAGCAGAAGCTATGGAAACTAATGACGTTGATCTTGATGGAGGTGTTATTCTTGTAAGTCCTACTCAATATAATGTATTGCTCAGGAATGATAAACTTCTTGATTCACAATTCAGTCTTGGTAATGGTGACTACGCTAAAGGTAAGGTTCTTGCTTCTGTAGGACTTCCTATCATCAAGACTAATAGGATTCCTAAAGCAGCTATCACAGGACATTTCTTGAGTAACGCAGGTAACTCTAATGCTTATGATATTAATGCAACTAATGAAACTGATGTCGTTGCTATTATTATGCTTCCTAAAGCGTTGCTTGCTGGTGAGACTATTCCGCTTACTTCAGATGTATATTACGAGAAATCAGAGTTGCAATGGTTCATTGACTCTTATCTTGCATTTGGTGTAACTCCTAATCGTCCAGATAACTGTGGAGTAGTTCAGAAGTATCGAGCATAACGTTCTCCTAGGTACTGTACCTAGTTCCTTGCCCCACCTCTTTAACCGGAGGTGGGGTTTTTTTTTTGTGTTTATTTGTGGCTTAACTTATGTTAAGGTTACAGCCTTATTATAATTTAATTCATAGGTGAGCTATAATGTTAAAACTTGATGCAATAAATCAAATGCTGTTAAGCATAGGTCAGAATCCAGTTACTAGTTTAAGTAGTAATCATCCAGCAGTTTTAGCTGCTGTAGCTATATTCAATAGAGTTAATAAGAAGATACAAGGTCAAGGCTGGTGGTTCAACACTGACTATAATCTAACCTTGAGCTATAACCCTACTACAGGAGAGATAATTTTACCTGCTAATACCTTAGGTGTTGATCCAGTAGACACTACTTCAGGATTAGTACAGCGTGGTAATAAGCTTTATGATAGACTTCTAACTACTTTTAATGTAGGCGAAGATGTAATAGTTAATATAAAGCAATTACTTGAGTTCGAAGATATTCCAGAGAATGCTGCAAGTTATATAGCAGCTCAAGCTAGTTATGAATTCCATAGGGATAAAGTAGGTGATAGAGTAAAGATGCAAGAACTTAAAGAAGATATACATGCTACGATGATAGAAGTAAAGAAAGATGATATTAATTTTAATAATATTAAACTCTCTGATAATCCTTCAGTTAAAAATCTATTAGGTGGGATGCGTCCCTCAAGGAGATAGTATGTCTTTAGTAGATGGTTCTTATAATAGTCTCCTACAAGGAATGTCACAACAGCCTGATAGAAGTAGGTTAGAAGGGCAATGTACTTTACAGCAGAATTTGTTATCTGATCCTGTAGACGGTCTTAAACGTAGACCACCTCTTACTAAGGTTGCTAATGTCAGTACATATCATACAGATAATCTCATTTACCAATACGACACAGGACTTGAGCAATATCTAGTAGTGTTTATGAATGATCTGAGTGTAGAAGTGTATGATTTACTAGGAGTTCAAAAGACTGTAAATAACCAAGCAACTTCTTATCTTAGTACTACTCCAAAAATAGACTTACGGTTAGTTACTATAGGTGATTACACTATAATAGCTAATGCTACTAAAGTAACAGCACTTAAATCTGATGTTAAAGAAGCTACTTCTGCAGCCTTAATATACTTCAAAGATGGTGGAGAATACGGAAGAAAATACACTGTAACCATAGATGGTACTGTAGAAGCTACTTATACTACTCCGGGTGGATCAACTCCAGCTACAGAAGCTGCCCAGACAGGCACTGACTATGTAACTGCTCAGATATTTGCTGGACTTAGTAGAACTGGTTATACCTTTACTAGATTAGAAAATGTAATACACGTAAAGAGAACTTCAGGGACAACTCCTATAGATATACAAGTATCAGATGATAGAGGTAATCTATTTGCTATTATTATACAGGATGAAGTAACTAAGATAGGAAACCT